GTCAACTTCATGAACCAAAGGACATTTCAAGAATTCGAACCTTTTCATTTTCGGAGACCAAAAAAAGTGAAAAAAAATTGTTTTTTCCACTTGACAATGTAACTGAAACATGTTATATTAATAACATCAATAAGAGAGAGATAGAAAAAAATTCTAATCTTATCTCTGAGATAAAAAGTAAACTTGACAAAGATATCATCTCTTCGTTTACAGTTTACGAATCTCCGTATGATCAATCGTATGCATACGGAATCCACTACACCCATTACATTCAGGAGGTATAATGAATAATTATGTAGTATACTCTGGTACTTATACCAAGCAAAACGGCGATCGCCGCACTATGCGCTTTATCCACACAGCGGATCTTCCAACAGATCTGTTCGCAGAATTCCAGCGTAATCCTAAGCGAAAAATGCAAGAAGGTTATCAACTTGTGTTCGATGTTGATCGAATGGGCTTTCGAGCATTTAACTGGAACACAGTTCAAGGCGAAGTGGTTTCTCAAGAGCAATCTGTAGACTTTCAATAACTTATAGAACCCTCGGTCCGAGTTAGGGGATCTCGTCAAAATCCCCCATTTTTTTTAAAAAACACTTGACAAACGCATTGAAATATGCTATAATATATAAGTTGGAAGTGAGATTAGACTTTCAGCGTTAGGGTAAATCCCCATCAATGATTAACTAATAAGGAGATAAAATCATGGCTATCGATCTAGAAGCAATGCGAGCGAAACTCGAACTTTCTAAAAACGGAGGTAAGAAAAAATCAAACAACACAAAATGGCGTCCTCAACAGGGCGACCAAACTATTCGAATCCTACCAACTGCGGATGGCGATCCGTTCAAGGAATACTTTTTCCACTACAATGTTGGTAAAAATCCGGGCCTTCTGTGCCCAAAAAAGAATCATGGCGGCGAATGTCCAATCTGCGACTTTGCTTCCAAGTTGTGGCGTGAAGGCGTCGACAACAATGATGAAGTAGCGAAAAAAGAAGCAAAGCAACTTTTTGCACGCAATCGTTACTATTCTCCAATCTTGGTCCGAGGTATGGAAGATGAAGGTGTAAAAGTATGGGCTTATGGTAAGACCGCTTATCAAACTCTACTTGGATACGTTCTTGATCCAGACTACGGAGACATTACAGATCCTGATTCTGGCACTGACATTGTCTTGAATTATGATGTACCGGGCACACCGGGCTCATTTCCAAAGACAACTCTCAAGCCTCGCCGTCGCCCATCGGTCTTGTGTGATGATGCGGTAGCAGATTGTGCCACTCTTCTAGACTCTGTTCCAGACTTCTCAACTTTATTTGATGAAAAGACAACTGAAGAATTGGAGACTATTCTGAGCGACTATCTCGCTGGCAATACGAGTGCCTCCGATGATGATAGTGCTGGAGTTGAAAAGTATAATTCAGGCGGAGATGCCGTTCTGGAAGCAATGCAAAGACTTCAGGGTAAATAAACAAGTCCAGTGAGCAATCGCTCCCCGCAGGAAAGGCATGGGGTTACAGATGTCTTTTATTTTAGATTTTAAATGATTTGAAAACAATAAAATAATTTTGTTTTTGGATCCCGTACGAGGGCGGATCCCTCAAGTAAGGTGACGTCATGTCAAAATATGAAACCAACTCTATTACTGTAAAAGAGTTTATTGAACTTTACTGTTCAAAAGAAATCTCTCCCGCTGTATACAGCAGGATAACAGGCTTTGATGAAGATTCGATTACTTCAACAAAGCGACAATATTCAAGTAATCGATACCAAAGAAGATTCGGCCGCTGGAACCACACACAGAAATGTTCCTACATCAGTAGCATTTTCTTTGGAATGATTGTAAATCCGATCGTCGTGTCTACTGTCACAAAGAACGATAGACTCCTTGATGAACCTGGCAAGCAGGTGAAATTTGCATCTGTCGATGGCCAGCATCGTAGTTGTATTATTGCCGAATTTATCAATAATGAGGTAGGATATACAGGTCCTGTTCGCTATGATGACAAATTAGAGCACTACACAAACCAGTACTTCAAACAATTGCCTGTTAGAGCCCAATTATGGTTTCTGGAAAGATGTTATGTCAATGTTTGTGTATTACCAGAAGGCGCAGATGTGCGAAAAACTTTTATTGAGATTAATTCTGGTGTTGCACTTAATGATCAAGAGATCAGAAACGCAATTGATACTTCCATTGCAAACTGGTCCCGAACAATGTCAGAGGACTTCAAAAAGACTATGTCCAAAATCTCTGGTGCCAAATGGGAAAAAATGGATGATTGTGTCTTATTGTCTCAATTAGCTTTGGTTTTTAGTAATCTTAAACAAAACAAAACGCTTGATAACACTACCAAGAGTTTAGATGCATTCTACTCTTTAGGAGAAGGAAAACACATTGGTTCTTATGATCACGAGGTTTTAAATTACATTGAGTCTCGCCTTCTACCAGCCGTGAGAGCAATTACTGGTAGCTTTTCAACTCCTAAGAAAATTTCTAAAAGAGAATTTTGGGCATTTGCTACTTTACACAGAGAGATTGTCCTTTCTGACGAGACTGTGTCTTTTTCTGATCTAGATTTATTCAATTATGCAGCAGCGACTTTGTACAAGTTTGATAAAGCTAGCCGAGCCGATATGTCCAATGATGAAAAGAAACTTTCTTCTTCTAAGTTTGTTAAAAACAACTATTTTCATTATCAAACAAGAAATGTTTTAACAAACCCTAGTATGACTGACTTTCGAGAAAAGTTTATTGCTTCATATAATGGAGACATCGAGATTTTGCTGGAGCAAATTGAAAAATTTGCAAAGCCTGAAGACCAACTAGCTGCATAATGACCGATTCCTTTGGGCGGAGGGATAAATCCGCCCCACTTTATTCACTCGGAGGAAAAATGAATAATTTAAATCAAGAAGTTGAACAAACCCAAGAAGGGTTTTATGTTGAAGAACTAGAACAAACTTTTGCTAGTTTTGAAGAGTATATCGATTCAATTGACGAAGATACTTTTAATGAGATTCGTTATGAAGATGGTAACTCTGTACTTAATCTGGTTCATCAAGAAATGACTGATGCCTATGCTGACTATAAGCGAGGTTATGAACAGTGGCTTTATGTTTTTGAAGAAAACTATGAAGCAACAGGTCGTACTCGACCATCTAAAAAAACAGATCGAACTTATTATGGAGGTTCAATCTGCACTTACAACATGGGCGATACCGGAGAGTATACAGGCATGCAGCCTTTTGAACTTCGGTCCCGTCGAGTTACCATTAAAGAATGGAAGCCTGTGGGTAAATTGTAATGGGAAGGGTACTAAAAATGGCAAAAGCAGGTAAATTAGATCTGAATTCAATGAAGTCTCTTCTAAATAAGACCACAGGTTTGAACGTAGCCCATAGTCTTGAGGAAGATAATCCAACGCAAGTAAAGGACTGGATCCCAACCGGTTCTCGTTGGCTGGATTCAATTATCTGTAAAGGCAAAATGGGAGGTATCCCTGTCGGGAAGGTTACTGAGATCGCTGGTCTTTCAGCATCTGGTAAATCTTTCATGGCAACTCAAATTGCAGCCAATGCTCAGAAGAAAGGAATGCAAGTTGTATACTTTGACGCTGAGTCAGCAATCGATCCTGACTTTCTTACGAGAGCAGGTGTTGATATTGGCGAGTTGCTCTACGTTCAGGCAGTATCGGTAGAGAAAACTCTACATCAGATCGAGACCCTAATGACAAATTATCCTGATACTCAGTTTTTGTTTATCTGGGACTCAATCGCTGCCACAGCCTCAGAGAAAGACATCGAAGGTGATTTTAATCCACAATCATCTATGGCTGTAAAGCCTCGTATCTTCGCTAAGGCATTTCCAAAGTTGACGATTCCGCTTGCGGATTCACAATCAACAATGGTTCTTATCAATCAACTTAAAACTAACATTACCTCCAATGTTGCGGAAGCGATGACAACTCCGTTTATTGCTCCCGGTGGTAAGGCTATCGAATACTTCTGCTCTCTTCGTATTTGGTTAACGAAGCGAAAGGCAAAGGCTTCCTTTGTCGAGAACGAGAAGGGTGTTCGAATTGGTTCCGAGACCAAGGTTAAAGTAGAAAAATCTCGGTTTGGCTCTTTTGGGCGGACTTGTACGTTCAAGATCTTGTGGGGAGATGATGTCGGCATTCAGGATGAAGAGTCGTGGCTCGAGGCAATCAA